TATATTCTTCCGCTGGCAGTTTTAATGATATTGCCGGTACAGGTGTTGGGTTTGGTGCATCTTATTTGGGAGACCTCGCCTGATGAACACACCTGATTTCAAAGGCACCCACCTGTTTGACCGTCTGTGCTGGGCAAAAGAAAACCTAGACGGTGTGCAGTCAGACTATCGTGTTGTTTTTGAAGACAGTGTAGACGAGTGCGCTAAGATACTTGTGCCTGACCCGAACTGGATGGCGTGTGCATTGCAGGGCGGTATCCTGCCACCTGTGTGGGTGTACCACGAACTGGCAAAGGACGAAGCACAACCCGACTTCAAGAAGCATACTCGTGGCTATCTGTTGCATGAGACAGAGCCTGTCGATGCAATGACAGAAGAAGAAGCAATCGAATATTTGATTATGAAAGATGTTCCTCAGTCTGTATGGCAGACGTGGGATGAGGGCAATCGCCCGAAAATGGTAATCTGCCGTAAGGAACAGTTACCACAAACGCGGGAATGGCGTAACTCTTGGCGCATTTCCGATGATTTAGAAATAGCAGCATAAGGAGAAAATCATGGCTGTAACAACATACATTGTTGACAAGGACGGTAATCAGATTGATGCCTCAACTGCAACTGTTCCTGCCAACAGAGACTTCCGGGGAGCATGGTCGCTTTCTGGCACTGTAATCAGTGAAGACTTGACCAAAGCAAAAGAAATCTTCAAGGACAAAATCCGTGAAGTACGTGGACCTCTGCTTGAGGCAGAAGACGTTGTGTACATGAAGGCACTAGAAGCTGACGATGCAGACGCTAAAGCTGCTTCAGTAACCAAGAAGACTAACCTTCGGGATGCACCTGCCGCTACAGCAATTGCTAATGCAGCAGACATTGCCGCACTCAAGGCAGCTTGGGATGCAGACTTGTTGGGTGATAGCCCTTACGCATAAGTTAATGGAGTAAATAATGGCTCTAAGCAAAATTATAAACAGTGGCATCGGGGCGTTAACCAGCGCACTAACTGTTGACGCTGATGGAGCTACAGTTGCTACTTTTGACAGAGCCACCGACGATGGTGATGTTATAGAAGTACAGCAGGGTGGAACTAAACGCGGCTCTATCGGAGCTAGCGGAACAAATATGTTTATCGTTTTACGCACAGAAGAAGCTGTTGATGGCGTAGGTCTTACAGCCAGCGGCAGTCAAACTGGCATCATTATTCCAGCAGACGGAAATGGTGCGGCTGTAGATGACCACATTGATTTGGGCAGCGGCGGTGCTAGATTTGACGACATAAATGCAACTAACGGCACAATCCAAACATCTGACCAGAACGATAAACAGCAGATTGCATCATTAACAGATGCAGAGATTACAGCCGCCAAAGCAATAAGCGCACTGTTCAAGACTTTTAAGTGGAACAACTCAGTCGAAGCAAAGGGCGATGCGGCTAGGACACACACAGGCGTCATCGCACAGCAGGTTGAAACAGCTTTAACAGATGCTGGCTTAAATGCTGGTGATTATGCGTTCTATATTAGCAGCACTTGGTACGTTGACGCTGATGGCAATGAAGTAGAAGCTGACGCTGATGGTGCTATTGAGAAAAACCGCAAAGGCATCCGTTATTCTGAATTGCTATCATTCATTGGCGCAGCAACGGAACAGCGTTTAGCTGATATTGAAGCACGGGTTACAGCATTGGAGACTTAGCATAATGCCTTATATAGGAAAATCCCCAGAGTTCGGTGTTCGCAACCGCTTTGTTTATCAAGCTACTGCTAGTCAAACGACATTCAGTGGCAGTGATGGCGATGCAAAAACACTAAGCTATACAGATAGCCTGTACATGGATGTGTATCAGAATGGTGTGCTTCTCAAGCCGGGAACAGACTACACTGCTACGACAGGCACAAGCGTTGTATTGGTCACAGGTGCAAGTCTGAATGACGTAGTTGAGATGGTGGTGTATGACACTTTTGCTGTAGCAAGCAGCTACACCAAGACTGAAAGCGACACACGCTATCCCTTCAAAGGTAACAACAGCATTATCCGCTTAAATGGGCAGACCATCAGCGCAGACATCACGATTGACAGCGATGAGAATGGCGTTTCGGCTGGACCTATCACACAGAACGCCACCGTTACTGTTAACGGGTACTGGAGCATCGTATGACCAGCGTATTGAATGTAGATACTATTGCGGATAAGGCGGGTACTGGTCCGGTTGCGCTGACTAAGCAGAGTGCGGCGAAGGCGTGGTTAAATGCTGACCATACAAGCAACTCAATTTCTTCAAGTTTTAACTATTCAAGTTTTACTGACATAAATACTGGGGACAGCACTTTAGCATTTACCTCAAATATGTCTGGCGCATCTACCGCTTATTCTCTAAATGGCATCGCTACAGACAACGCTGCTGGCACTGAAACTTGGTCACGTTTTTACACTATAACGACTGGCGGTTATTCTGTTCGTAGAGGATATACCACTACTACTGAATATGATTGGTCAGTTTGTATGGACCAAGTTCACGGAGACCTCGCATAATGGCTAGTATTCTCAAAGTAGATACCCTAACAGGTGTAGCCACCGCTGGCTCTATTGCAGTTACTGGCGAGGGCAACTCAACCACGACTAATCTTCAGCAGGGGTTGGCAAAGGCATTTGTTAATTTAAGTGGTGATGGCACTGTTTCTATTAGAGATAGCCACAATACCAGTAGTGTCACAGATAACGGCACAGGAGATTATACTTTTGCTTGGAGTAGCAGTATGGGTAATATAAATTACACATCTTCGGGTGCAGCGGGGACAAATCAAGATTCTTTAATGAATATATCACAGCCAGAAAATTCTAGCCCACCAGCAACAGGCAGTTGTAGATTTAGTGTAGTTTACGTACACACTACTCCTTTTGATGGGACATATGTTGGTGCAGTTATTCACGGAGACCTAGCATAATGGCAAGCGAACTTAGAGTAACGACAATCGCCAACAATGCTGGCAGCGAAAGTGTAGGCACTACCTATGTTATCAATGGTAGTGCGAAGGTCTGGGTTAATTTCAATGGTCAAACTACCACTACGTCTCGCAACAGTTTTAATGTTAGTAGTTTGACAGATAATGGAACTGGTGACACTACTGTAACTGTTAGCAATGCTTTCGCTGATGCAGATTTTTCACCTTTGTCTGGGCGGGAAACTTCGACATCTCAAACTAGACCAAAACTATTAAATATGAGTACCGATACATCTTTATCAACTACAGTTTCACGTTATTTATCTGTTGAAGGAACAAGTTCAGCCACTGTAGCAGACGAAGATTGTGCCTTTAACTTTGTAGCAATTCACGGAGACCTCGCATGAGTAAAGCAGCAGAACTAGCGGCACTTATCGGGTCGCAAAGTGCGCCGTCAAACAAGAACCTCATTATCAACGGTGGTATGCAGGTGGCGCAACGGGGGACAAGTCAAACAGCAGATGATAATACAATTTATCCTTTAGACAGGTTTGTACTCTTTACGCAGGTAAACGCTGGCGTATTCACTGTGTCGCAAAGCACTGATGTTCCCAGTGGTCAGGGCTTTGCCAATTCACTAAAGTTTGACTGCACAACAGCTAGTGGTTCATTAAATTCTGGTGATTATCTTGAATTACAAAGTCGTCTTGAGGGACAGGACTTGCAAAGGCTTGCTTATGGGTCAAGTGGCGCAAAAGCATTAACACTTTCTTTTTGGGTAAAAAGTAACAAGACGGGAACATATCAAGTAAATGCACAGATGCAGGGTAGTGCAAAGATAAATTCGTTTGCCTATACAATTGACAGCGCAAATACTTGGGAAAAGAAAACACATGTATTTGAAGGCAATCAAAGCAATGCCCTCACTAATGATAATTCTAGGCAACTTGAGTTAGATTTTTGGTTTGCGGCTGGTAGCAATTTTACAGGTGGCACAACCCATACGGATTGGGCAACTCGCGCAGACGCAGATTTTGCAAACAGCTTGAATGTAAACTTAGCTGACACCATAGGAAACAACCTATATCTTACAGGCGTCCAATTAGAGATGGGCGAACAGGCCACAGCTTTTGAGCATCGGTCGTTTAGCGATGAGTTGGCTAGGTGCCAGCGGTATTATTATAGGATAAATGAGGGTTCAACATATCAACGATTTTTAGTTGGAAGTTGTTAAGGCAGCGGTTATGCAAACGGCACAGTGCCATTTCCTGTAGAAATGAGGGGTTCGTCAACCCTAGAAACCACAGGAACAGCTAGTCAATATGCTGTTTATGCCGGAGATTCTGTTAGAACTTCTGGTTCAGTTCCGGCTATAAGTAGCACTGGAACTAATAAAAATGTTGCCAATGTATCGTTTGCTGCTTCAGTTACAAACGGTCAGGCAGCAGAATTGTTAGCTAATAACAACGCTTCTGTGTATTTAG